TTTTTTAAATAAGCTTTTTTTGATGAGCCTGTAAATTTATTAGATGCTGAGTACGTAGTCATACCTTCAGACGAAAGAAACACCTCTATATTTTCTGTAGCTCCTATTTTAGCTCTTATGCTTTTTATAGCTCTTTGACTATTAAATTGCACCAGACTTGGTAAAGTTACTTTGTTTACGTCTGTACCGCTTATAGTAACTACATGCGACTGCAAAGTTTCAGGATGTAGTTTTCTGCCGTTATTAGAATATTGCAATAAAAGCTGCGCCCTGTATGTATGCACTAAAAACTCTACCTGTAATGTAGATATTTTAGAATCTGTGTCTTGACTAAAACCACCCTCAGCTATATTCTTAATGTTGTATACTATTTCTTTTAACGTAGCCATATTGCAAAGTTAATTAAATTAAATGAAAATAGGCTTCATCACTAATAGTGAATCCACCTACTTTCGAACAAGGAGAAACAAAAAGAGCCTCTTTAATATTATTCACTTCGTTTCTCTTCAATAGAATTTACTTGATAAAGAGGACTTTCTATATTTGCTGTCATCATTCTTACAGCTTTTTTAACTATAGACTCAGCAGCTTCTGGCCCACAACCCCAGTTTGTTACACCTGTAGCTGAATCGTCAAATCCTTTTGGGCCATACCTTAAAGAACCCGCTCCTAATTGTATATCTGATGTTCCTGGATTTTCATGAGCTTCATTAAATGTGCCGCCAGCTACATTAGATAGTATAGGATATTTAAAATAATCTAAATAATAAGATGATGAAGTTGGACTACCGCTAACCAAAACTTCTTGGCTACTTATAGTAGAGCCAGCACCTCCATCTGTTATAGTAACAGAGCTAACAGCACCATCAGTTAAAACTGCTGTCAAATCAGCTTCTGTAGTCGCAGTGTTATCTAAAACAGTTATTGTAGGAGCTGTTACATATCCTGATCCTGCTTTAGATATAGTTACACTATCTATAACCCCAGCTGTTCTTGAAATAATAATTCTTGCATCATTATTTAATAAGTCGCTGTTAGGATGAACTCGTATTCTAGTTCCATCCATATTGTATCTTCTATGAGTTAATGTAGGCTTATTAAAAGGATCGCTAACATTCTCATTTACAACACCAGGAGGAGCTGGATTAACACTTTCCCAAGAAGCGCTTGGACTAGTTCTTACTCTCATATCAATAATACTGTATAAGGGATAAGATAATCCCATGTATGTATTATAAGGATAAGGAGTAGTGTTAGAGGTGTTGTTATGCACTCTTATACTACCGCTACTATCTTTAAAAGTTTTTTCTTCTGACACAATATATTTAGCTGCCTCATGATGATCTTGACTCGGATTGTTCCCATAATCTGAAACTACTTTTTCATACCATTCCATAATGGCCATAGTAAGAAACTTATCCTTTTCTACTGTTGTAAAATATGCTTGATCTGCTTTATCTAACAGCAAGTCTATCAAATCATGTGCCTCTTGAAACGTCATTAAGCTTTAACTTTTTTAGATTTTGGTTTAACATCTACTTTTACGTTGCCTCTTAATTCTTGTTTCATTAATGCATAGACATCAGCGTTTTCTTTTAACCATGTCATTGCAGCCTCCTCTGTAAGACCTAATGTTACTCTATTATGCTTGTAAACACCATTATCTCTAACAATAATTTTTTTGTCTAAAGCTTTTTTAATAAATATCATTTCATCTTTTTCAGGATGATGATAAAACTCTAAAAACTTTTCTGGTTTTGTATTAGCTATTTTAATAAGTCTAGCTTTAATTACATCTTGATCTGCGTCCAAGGCTATACCTAAAAGTCTAGCAAAGTCATTAGTTTCAGCTATACCCATTTTAGAAGCAACTAATATAGCGTCTGCTGATGTAAGTAAATTTTCAACCTCTGCTTCTTCTTCTTGTCTCAGGTCTGTTATAGTATAACTTTGTTTAGATAAAGGATGATCTTTTAAAAACTCATATAATTTTTTATCTTGCTCTTCTGATATATCTAAAAACAAAGAAGGACGTGTAAGTCTCCATAATTCCACCTCTTCTCCATTAATATCTGTGTATGTCTTCCATTTACCTTTTTCATCTTTATATTTAGATAAAGATAAACTTGAAAATCGTTTTGGCGATTTAACCATTAATTGAACTAAATGTTTCATAATATTTAAAATTTTTGTTAATACCTGTTCTAAAATGAGAGAGGCGTTAACCTCTCCCAAATTAGTATTAATGTTTATGCAGTCTTAGAGAAGATACCACAAGAAAGTGGGTTTCTTACAATAATTCCTGACTCAGACATTACGTGACATTCAAATGCATCATCGCCATTAGCAGCCATCATACCTTTGTAGTCGTAAGGATTAACCATACCTGGAACATACTTACGGATATAGTTTCTGTTATATCCATCAGCACCTTTAGCAATAAGCTCTATGTTAGAACCATCACCTTCAGCTCCAAAGTCTAAGAATACCATTTTACCTGATTCTAAAGAAGAAGAACCGTGTAAGTTTGGATCATCAAATACTGGACAGTGAGCAACAGTAATTTTGTTACCTAAAGCGTTGTAAGAAGTAAAGTTAACACCTAACTCAACATCTTGACCAGCTTTAACATCAAAAGTAGTAGCACCACCTGCGCCGTCACCAATCAACAAATCTTTCATAGCTCTGTGGAATTGCTTACGTCCCTCAGTACCTGTCATTACAACGTACTCGTTACCTTCAGCACCAGTAGCATTTTTAGAAAGATCAGCCATATAATCTACGATAGCTTCTTCAGTTAAAGAACCTGAATAAGAACCATCATTAGATCCAGCAATTTGAGCTAAAAGACCATCACCTGTCTGTACAACTGCGCTATCAGCATCAGTTAATGTAGACGTGTAAGTTTGACCTGGTGAAGTTTGAGTACCGCTTAAACCAGCAGACTTAACACCATACCATCTTTGTAGCTCTAACTGATACATGAACTCTTGAATCATTAATTCTTCAGCAGTAAAATACCAAAGAGCTTGACCATTGTTTTCGATCCATGTAACATCAGATAACTGAGAACCTGTTACTTTTTTCTTTTTACGAGAAATAGTTAACCAGTTTCTATAAGTATCTGGGAACACTTGGTTTTGACCTACAGAAGAACCTGTAGAACCTTCACCAAATGCAGAAGAAATTGTACCAGCAATAGCACCTGCTGCAATGTCTGCACCTACAATAGCACCAGAAATTAGTCTTAATTTCAATACTTTATAGTTACCAGTTAAACCGTGACTTGTACCAGGAGTTACATCTGCTTCCAATACTAAAGCAGTAGCACCACTTTGAAATCTAATAACATCATTTCTGTTAGCTAAACAATATGTAGTAGATCCATCGTGTTTAAACGCAACGTATACTACATTGTTTGCTGTATCTTCGATGTCGTTAGCAGCAGTACCAGCAGGTGAATAAGCACCTGTGTTATCAGCGTCAAAGAAACCATGACCTGTTAAAGGCTGATTTAAACGACCTAATACTTTCCACTCATAAGAATTGTCAGCTAATACTTTTGCATTAGAAAAACGACCTGCTCTTTCTAATAAGTATGTTAAAGAATAACGTTGGTGCTGACGTACCAATGTTTTCGAAATTTCAGGATATTTCAAAAGGTTTTCTACAAGAGAATTACTTTTTTCTGTATCCTTTCCATAAGTTCCACTAAATGTTTTCATTTTTGAAAAAAATTTAAAAAATTAATAATAATAAAAAATCTCTTGTATGAATTACTTTCAAATCCACTTGTTAGTTAGACTTTGTCTTGCACTAAGCTTCATTTCAGTCAGACTTCATACACTATCTGACTATCTTTTTGAGAACTGTGACGGATCAAATGCCTTTGATTGTACAGGTCTCGGTTTTGAAGTTCTACCTAAATCAGGAGATGTTATGTTGTCTAAGATTTGGGACTTACCATCCTCATAACCTTTTTTTGACTGTAGCGACATTACTCGTTCTTTGAACAGTTTAAACATCGCTTGTTCAAACACCTCTTCGTGAGATGAACTCAAATCTTTATAAAAATCACCACTTGTGATGTATTTATATACTTCTTTTTTTTGTTCTTTACCTAAATTATAACCATAAAAGTCTTCACGTTCTTTTATAGTTTTTTGTAAAGCTAATTTGTTTTCTTCTATTTGTTTAGCTTCTGCTTCTTTTTTTGCTTTTAACTCTTCTTTAGCTTGTGACTCTTTAGAAACTATATGTTTTCTAATTTCATTTCTAACTTTTAAAGCTTCATATTTTAAAGTACCAGCATCTTCAAGTCTATCTATATAATCTTCTATTTCCGAATCTGCAAACCCTCTTGCTTTTAGTTCTTCAACCATTAAGCCTTTGTCGTCTAAATTTAATACACTTTCTAATTGTGTAAATTCATCATCAGAACTTTCTTCTTTTTTTGTTTCTTCAGCTTTTTCTTTATTTTTTAAAGCTTCTTTTATTTCTTCTTTTGTGCTTCCTGTATCAAGTCCAAGCTCTGCTGCAACTCTCGCCCAGTTAACCTCATCTCTTCCCGCTTCATTAGGATCTGTTGCAACCGTTTCTTCGTCTTCAAATGACCAATCATCCGTTTCTTCGGTTTTTTTAGTTTCAATATTGTCAACAATTTCTGTATTAACATCTTCATCTATTTCATCTCCTGGTGTTACTCCAGAAAATGTTATTGGGTTAAACTTACTTTGTTCTACTGGTGTAGACTCAGTATCATTATTAACTAATGCTGTTTTATTCTCTTCCATATTATGTTTAATTTTGTTACTCCTTTGCAAATATACAACTTATCCTAATAATTCATCTAGACTTTTATTGTTAGACTTATTGTTAGGTGGCTGTTGTTGTGTTTGGTTAAGTTGATTTACGTCTATTCCAGACTCTTTCATTTTTACTTTTTCTTTCATGTCTGCAATATCTCTGTCGCCATCATCTTTTAAATCAGCTATTTGTTTTTTAGCTTCAGTTTCTATTTCTGCAACTTTAACTTTTCCGCCTACTCTAACATTTTCAAGCTCTAATGCTCTATCATGCTCAGCTTGTTTCATTTGCTCTTGCATTTCAGCTTGCTGTTGCATTAATTGTTGTTGTTGAGCTTGTTGCTTATTCATAACTTCTAAAGCTTTTTCTAAAGTATGTTCAGCTTCTGTAGCTGTATCTGCTTTTAAAACTCTTAAAACATCCAATAAACCTGCTTTACCAGACTGCATAGCAGCTTGAGCTATTTGATTTATAACCTGCTTGTTTTGTTGTTCTTTACCAGTGTCACCTAAAAATAAACCATAATCATTTAAAGCAATTTCTTTTGGCATTACGTTTAATATTTTATACGCGCCATCTCCAAGTATAGTTGCAGCTTTAACTCCAGACTTCCATGCTATTTTCATAAGGTTAGCAGTTCTTTCTAAAACACGTTTTTTAACTTCATTATGCATAAAAAACCAAGTCTCTGTAGTCAAAGCAGATTGCTGTACAGATCTTTGAACATTACCTACATATTCACTTGTGTTAATAGCTCCAGCTCTTTGTCTACTAATACCAGATATTTGACCAGCAGTTTCTTCTAGCATTAATTTTAAGTTAAACAATTGAGATATAGATTGTGATATAGTAAAGTCTATTTGTTGAAACTGATTAAATGATGCCATTTGATTGCCTTCATCTTTACTATTTATAGGTATAATTCCATCATTTTTTAAATGATACATTACGTCTTGTATATCCATTCCTATGTTAGTAGGTAATTGTGAAACGTCATATACTACAGCTTTACCACCTGAACGCGCCATAGCCAGTTCAATATTATACATTGTAATATTATATAACATTTGTATATTGTGTAGTAAGTCTACAAGAGATTGTGGTCTTCCTGTACTATTATTTCTTATTACACCTACATATGACAATGGAGTACTAGCGTAATCATCAACTGATCTTACTTGATTTGGTCTACGTCTACAGTTTACCAATACTTTTCCACCTATTTTAGTACCTTCCCATATATCATCTATATATCTAGTTTCAATATGATCACCCTTTTTCTTCTTATAATTATCAGGAACTACTTTTTTAAATGGTCTAGTAGGATCAAATTTATTTTCTGAAACCTTAAACTTTAAAGGTTTTATAGATTTCCATTCGCAGCTTACAACTCTAACTCTGGTTCCGCTTACATCATTCCAATCTAACCATTCAAAGTCTTGATTATAAACTTCGGCAGCTCTAGACGATGATACACGGCCCATTTCTTCTATAGTAAACACATCTTCTTTGCTTAATTCTTCTGAGTATTCGTCTAAAACTTCGTTTATAGAAAGCCATCTTTCTTCACCTATCCATTGAGCATCATCTAAATAATCTGATTCAGAATTAGTGTCGTATATAACATTTCTAGGGTCTACACGTCTAACGTATGGATCTCCGTTTTTAATGTAGACTTTGTAAAATTCTTTAGATGTTACAAGTAAATCTCTAAATGCTGTTTTAAAAACATCTTTTAAATTATACTTATTAATTATATAATCTAAACCATCTTCTACAACTTCTTCAACTGCTTCTTTGTAGTTATACATCATGTATTTTTCTACATCGTCTGGCATAGGAACGTCGTCCATTTTTATATGCAAATCAGCAGGAGCCATTTGCTTCATTTCTTCAATTTGATTTTTTATTAGCTTTTTAATTTCTATGGCTAACTTAGCATCAATCTTTCTAACGGCAGCTTCTTTATTTATTGTAGATATTTTTTTATTTATAGGTCTAGTCAAGTCTTCACCCATAAGTAAATCTATCTTAGGGCTAATAATAGGATAGTTTACTAACTTAGCTGGATAAGCAGCTCCATACTGCTCAGTTACATACCTATATTCATCTACATCTACATGTCCGTTATAAATGTTGTAATTTCTAATATCATCAAGTCTAGAATGTACTAATGGGGAATCATCAGTGTTCATAGTACTCATTATAGCATCTATCATGGCTTCACACCATTCTTCTGTTTTTTCGCTATCTAACAACAGCTGTTTAGGAAATGTAATCGTATTATACATTTATTTGATTTTTTTAGGTATACCTTGACTATTCATTGCAAATTTACGAAATCCCAAGGATTCTTTACTAATTTTTTCTTCTGCATCCAAAACTTTGCGTCTATAATTATCATTATTATGTAACAAACACAATCCAAACGCTATAGCTCGGTCTGTGTTGCGCTGTCCATAAAACGACAATTCTTCAAGTAATTCATAAAACCATATGTCTGCAACTGACGATCTTATGTAATCGTCCATTAAGTCTTCCATATATGACTTAACTTGCTTATTCATATGTACTCCGTATGTATTTCTTGTCAATGTTTTTATGTTGTGTGCAGACGCAGGTTTTTCTTTTAAATACTTTTGCATACCTTCTTTTTTAAAATAATCTATGATTGCTATTTTAGTATATTCTATTAGCATTTTAGAATTATAATACACTGCAAGTTTTAAAACACCGTCATAAAAATCTTCCTTTCTTTCAGGCCTGTCTGTATATTCTGCCACTATATAATCGCCTGGCTCATCTACATTTAAAAACCTTCTATATATCATTGCGCACCCCTCAGACGTACTAGCCCCTGCTTGGTCTTGATCATAGCTATCTACCCCTCCCACGTCTAAACCAACGAAGTTGGTTCGCGGATGGTCGAGTATCTTGAATTTTCCGTGTGGGTGTGGTTCAAACTCCACGGCTTCCAAGCCGTTGTCGTCCAAAGTCCAATGTAAGTTACCTTTTTGTATTTGACCTTTAAACTTAGAATCTGACATAATTCTAGCGCGTTGCCCGTTAATACGAGAAATGTCAAACCTGCTAGACTTGGTGTTTAAAAACGCCTCCTCTACAGACATAGGATAGTTTTGTAAATGAAGGTTGTATGCTTTTTGATCGGTTTCTACTTTTTTTCTGTCTTCTAGTAGTTTTTTCCTAGCTCCAGGCTCATCTTCTACGCCCGACTGAATATTATAAAATCCGTAGTACGCTCTACTAGCAGGAATAAACATAGGAATAAGATTAAACGCGTTTGCGTTGTAATACATCTCCATAAAGTCTTTGGATGACTTAGTAATGTCACCACCCGTACCACCAATCACTGGAACGCCATATTGTATGTCGCCATCCATAAAACATGCTTTGGAAGACATGTATGCATTTTTAAGACGTTTAAACTCACCCGCTTCTTCAAACACCATAACACCTAGACGCTCACCCTTAAATACTTCAGGGTTATCCATTGTTCGGCATATAATCTGCGACTGATAACCGCCTATCTCCCATTTACCGTCTTTGTTTTTTACTTTGTACCCTGATTTATATATTTCGTCAGTATCACGTAAAGTGGAATGTCTAAAATTAGAATGAATATTATTAAGTCCATTTTTTACTTTATTAAAGAATGATGTAGCTGATGATTGCAGTCCAGCTGCTACGCCGACATCGTTAAAGGGAAAAAATGTAAACTCGTGTGCTAATAGACCAGAGTTCATATAACTAAAGCCTTTATCCCTGGCTTTTATAACTATCATACCTTTTTCTTCATCTTTGCACGTTTCAAACAAATCAAAGTACTCTTTGTCCATTTCTCTGTACCATGGACTAATTAAAGTCTTACGATTACCTCTTTCACCAGAGTTACCTAATATTTTAAAGTAATTTAAGTAAAAGTAGTATTTGCCTGAGATTTTATCCATACCTCTAGGCTTATAACCATTTATGCATCTATCACGCTCTTGCTCCCAGTACTCTTGGTATGATATAGAGTCTGGACTTAAATCTGGATGTCCATTGTTTACAATAGGTCTGTACTTCTGTACATCATGCATCTTGGTCTCTGTTTAGTTTGTTTTCTAAAAATGACATCTGTTTATCACCGACAATCTTTTGTCTTTCACCTCTACGCTCTATTACGTCTAGCAAAGTCTGACGCGTCTTCAATATCTTTTCTATACCAATCATCAATTTCTGTAAACTCTCTGCATTGTCGTCATTGATAATCATACTGTTCATATATTTAGTAAACTGATCAATCTTTGCATTAAATGCTATAAGTTGTTCATCAAGAGGATCAAATTGTAATTTTTTATATTTTTCTACAGCGGCCTTCAATACTGGCTTGTTAGCACCCTTCCAACTAAAATCGTTATATAAATCTTTGCTAACTGCTTTTGCTCTTTCATCTATAGACAAATATCTATACGGGCTTTCATAGTCGTGCATTAACGCCACCCATTTCATAGCTGTTTCACCCATACCCTCTGCTGCAAGCAGTTTTTTAAATTCTGGCACAAGCGTTACGCTATCAGCATCCTTATGGATACTACCCTTTTTGCTCACCTTTAATAAATACATATTGCAAAGTTAACGTTTTCCTTCTAAATAAATTCTAAGCATAAATTTGAACTCTTCTTTATCTATTACAAAATACTTGTGATTTATTATGTTAAAGTCGTTTTCTATTATCTTAGGAGCTATTTCGTAAAAGTCTTCTAACAGATAACCAAAGTCGTTGTAATATTTTTCTATACAATACAGACCGTTATCTGCACACATTATTTTTCCGTTTTCTAAATTGATGTTCATAAAAATACTTTGTTAGGATTTAATTTATTATGCTCCTTATATCCTGTTTCTAAATTTAAATTGTAGACCTTATTTAAGTTGTATTTGTATTTACTTTGTTCTTTTTGTAAAAACTTCCAAAAGCTAGTCATAGCATTTCTTTGCTGCATTACAATTCTATTATACGGAAATTCATTTTCTAAATAATTTGGGTCAAACATATTGTCTTCGTAATGTTGTTTGTGAAAATGCAAGTCTTCAAACTTTTTTGTTGTATTGCCGTCCATACCCAACAAATATATGTTGTTATATTTTTTTAAATTCTGTAAAGATAAAGCTATATATATTCCAAGCATACCACTAAAAGCAAAAGTATCATATGGCATATTATAATCTTTAATAAATTCTTCTACAGTAAATACTCTAGTTTTACTTTTATCAGGCTTTGGAGATAATTTTTCTTCAGGTCTATACACTAATGTTGCTCCTGTATCTTCTAGTTTGCCAGAATACTGTTTGTAAAAATCATCATCCATCCAACATATATAATCAGGCTTACAAAATAAAAATGAATGATTTACGGCTATACATGTCTTATCCTCCCCCTCTAACTTACTAAAATCAAATCCTTTCAAAGAAGGCCCCCCAGCTACAACATATACATCTTTCATAATACAAAGCTATGAAAAAAAATTTTTTGCGTTTTAGAATGAGGGATGCTATATGTGTGTACGCCCCCTCACACATTGTCAATCCTTGTACGGGGGTTCAATTCTAATCAGGGCAACATAATGCCCACAAAACATAAAACGTTATGTCTAAATACAATTTCAAAAAAGCTATTGCATACGCAAAGCACAAGCAAGAGTCATTTACGGATGGTGTATCAGATGGATTTGATAGGTCAATGAGTAATTTCGATTTTTCTTTATCAAAAACCATAGGAACTAAACTAGGAACTGACGCAGCCTTTTACGCTAAGTTAATGGTTATCTCTTCATATAAAATGTTACAACTAAAAGAAAAATTAACTAAATAATTATGGAGTATATTATTCAATCTATATTACTGTTATGTCTCGCAGTAATAATAAGTAAGTACGAGACGCAATTAATTAACTTTTTAAAACAATTTTAAAGTGAACTATTTAAATCATTATCAATCGGCTAGAACAGCTATTAGTAGAACTACTATACTAGCTAACTACCAAGAATTCTTCAAGATGTCTAAGACACTGAAGAAAGACTACGATGGCATCAATTATATTGAAGCTCATTTGTCAGACATTAACTTTAAAGAAACTGAAGACCTTCCAGTACACTTCTATTCAGACTTACCAAAGAGAATGGAATCAGTATGGGATAACCTTCAGAAAAGAAATGTCAAGACACTCATAGAATATATGAAATCAATGGGTAACATAGACAATCCTGTCATAACACTCTCTAAGATTTCTCAACGAGGTAATAGATACTTTGTATTTACTACTAAGTCTAAGTATATGAATATGAGAAATAGATATAAAAACTATTCTATAGAAACTATTTAATCATGAAGTACAAGAAGATTGACATTAATTATGAGATCAATAAGATTGATACTCGTAATAAACTAAAGCTTAAACACTTTAATTACAAAAAGCAATATCTAATAGATAAAGGCTACACTGTAATAAGTAATAAAGCTAAAAAAGTTACTAACAATCCTACAGAAATCTACAATAAACAAGTAGAAAAGATATTTTTTTGACACTAAATTCAGTATTAATGGCAGAATTAGGTGTTAATTCTTCTTCTACAATGAAGTCTAAATATCAAACTGCATCAAGAAAGCTGATGGGATATATAGATAAAGAAGTAGGTACTAATTTTAAGTTTTTTTCTGATTAATGAAAATGAAAAAACCTCAATTCGATTTTCAAGTTGTTTTTACTTGGCTATGTATATTCATAATAACTTTTTTGTTATGGAGTAAGTTAATGGAGTATATTTTAAGTTGTATTAAATGAGAGAAATAAAACACATAGTCATACATTGTTCTGCTACACCCGAAGGGAAAGATTTTACAGTTAAACAAATTAGAAAATGGCATACTGATAG